CCGCAGCCTCGTGACCACCAGCAAGTATGTGAAGCTGATGCCCGAGGTGCAGCAGTCCGTCTGCGATGCAATGTAGCCAAGATATCAAAAATATTTAAAATTGCCAAAAGTAAACGCAAATGGTTTGTGCAATTTGCGTTTGCTTAATCATCAACTAATCACTTAAAAACATCCCATCCATTAAATTGGCGGTGGGCAACCAAGATGAATTTCGTTCTACGGCACAAGTAGTAGCTGCAATGAAAGACCCACGATACGGCAAGGATGCTGCTTACACGAAAGACGTGGAGCAGAAGCTGGGCCGTTCAAGCGTATTTTAAAAGGAATTTAGGATGCCAAAAGGCAAAGGTACCTACGGTAAAAAAGTAGGTCGTCCCACAAAGAAAAGGTAAACATTCTGGCGGGGGTTTATCCCCCGTCAATTTCCACGGTCGTAGCTGATGTCACAACTATCGAAACTTGCTGTTAAATCTATGCAGTCCACAAAAGGTGGAATTGTACTTCCTACTATTTGACCAGTGCTGCCGTTTCGCCCAGTCAAGATGCAATAATAGCTACGTTTCTTGTATCTAATAAGAAATGTATCGCCTTGAATAACCGGCGAATCTTGTTTTAGTCTTGTTATAAATTCACCTTCTAGGAAAATTTTTTGTCCAAGCTCTGCGGATACGATGCACTCTTTAATCGCAATAGGATTTTCATCAGCGGCTATTGCGATCTGTAGCGAGCCTACATAAAAAAACAATGCTACTAGCAACTTCAAAAACATAACAACTCCTTTTGCTCTATCGGAGGTCCATGACCCAACTCCAAACCATATCGAACAACCATCTCTCATTTGAATGTTAGTGCGGCCACGCACCGAATGTTCCCGTGAAGCAACTGATGGAACGCTACGGCAAAGAGATAACGGTCAAGGAAATCATGAAGAAAGCTAGATGCTCCAACTGTAGACAAAAGAACAACTTCGAATTTCGGATTATCTATATTGGCGGCAGCTATGATGCGATGCTGGGTGGGACTACCAAACCAAAAAAGCCTAATCTCCAGTAATCTCCTCAATATTCTCCCCCGTATAAGACTGCGATTTTTTACACACAATGGCGCTATCTTGTTCTTCACCAAAATGAATGTGACGGCACATATATATTTCGTAGTTATAGGCCACCACAAACTTTACCATTCTTTTGCCTTCATGCTGCACACTAAGTACAAGGCCTCTCGATAAAACACTGTCTGGTCTGGGGTGATAATTTGATTGGGCCATCAAAGATGTAGACAGAACTAACCAAACAAAAATTAAAGCAAGAAACTTTTTCATCGGAACTTCCTCGACGGGTCAAATGTCATGCCTCTTTAGGCAGACGGACTATCAACTATGAACACCTGCGGCCACTTGCGAGTGACAACCTCGGCCTGAGCATAACGACAGTCATTTCCCCTTATCAACACAATTTTGGAATTATAAAATGACCAACGTAATAGCCAGCCGTTTAGGCGCTTGAACCTACGATATATCCAAATGACGAACGCCGACATGATGGCCCTGCTCCATCAAACTTTAGCAGAAAACCTACTGGCACGTGTTAAAGACCCAGAGGCTAAATCATCAGACCTGAATGTTGCCCGTCAGTTCCTGAAGGACAACGGTATAGACGCATTGCCTGTCGAGGGGTCGCCTTTGAGTGACCTAGTGGCCACCCTGCCCGACTTTAGCGATGATACATTTGATGTCAGTGAGTTAAAGTTAAACTGATTTATGACTTAAATGTTTCCCAAAAACTCCAAACAATTAAAAGAAATAAAGCACTTATGATTGCCAAAACGGCTGCATAATTGCGTTTTTGTTTTAACGGACGAGAGTTGCCGCAATTGATGCATTCATTCGCATCGACAAAAGTGAACTTTTTACAGGAGCTACACGTCGGCAAATTAAGCTCCTCCAACTTCATCAATAATTAGCACTCTACAGGTTTAAATGTTCAAAGCAACAACGTCGCTCGGTATTCCCGTAGCGAAAGACCCCCTATCAGATTTCCGAAAGTTTCTCTTCGTTATCTGGAAGCACCTCAACCTCCCCGACCCTACCCCTGTTCAATATGACATCGCCTACAACCTACAGCATGGCGATAAGCGAATGATTATCGAAGCCTTCCGAGGTGTCGGCAAGTCGTGGGTCACATCAGCCTATGTGGTCTGGCTGCTCTACATGAACCCACAGTTAAACATCTTGGTCGTGTCTGCATCAAAAAGCCGTTCTGATGATTTCACGACGTTTACCCTCAGGCTCATTAACGAGATTGAAGTCCTGGCCCACCTACGGCCCAAACCTGACCAAAGACAGTCGAAAATTAGCTTTGATGTAGCCCCTGCTGCTGCGTCTCATGCCCCATCAGTGAAATCTGTGGGCATATCAGGCCAATTGGCTGGCTCTCGCGCAGATGTAATCGTCGCAGATGACATCGAAGTCCCAAACAACTCCATGACCCAAGGCATGAGGGATAAACTATCAGAGGCTGTGAAGGAATTTGACGCTATTCTTAAACCAGATGGGCGTATCATCTACCTTGGGACACCACAGAACCAAGAGAGCCTCTACAACAAGCTACCCGACCGTGGATATAAGGTCAGCATCTGGCCAGCACGATACCCGAACACTGACCAAACTGTTGGCTACGGTTACAAGTTAGCCCGTCTCATCGCAAATGCTATGGCTGCAGACGATACAATCGTTGGAGAGCCTACAGACCCTAATCGCTTCTCAGATTTTGACCTATTGGAACGTGAAGCATCCTACGGACGCTCTGGATTTGCGCTGCAGTTTATGCTCGATACGAGACTCTCTGATGCCGAAAGATACCCCCTCAAGGTGTCTGACCTAATCATCATGGATGTACCCACTCAGGAGGCCCCTGAGAAGGTCTCATGGTCATCTGACAGCCAGTACATCGTGGAAGAATTGCCGAACGTGGCATTCAACGGTGACCACTACCATAAGCCCATGTTCATGAGTTCTGAGTTCGTCGAATACACAGGTTCGGTCATGAGTATTGACCCCTCAGGACGCGGTAAGGATGAAACTGGGTATGCAGTCGTAAAGATGCTGAATGGCTATCTATACGTCCGCAGATGCGGTGGCATCGCTGGCGGGTACTCAGAGGAAGCACTGCAGAAACTGGCGGTCATCGCCAAGGAAGAACAGGTCAATGAGATTATCGTTGAGAGTAACTTCGGTGACGGGATGTTTAATCAGCTGTTCATGCCAGTGCTGAACAAGGTTCACTCGGTTACCATGAGCGAAGTCCGCCATAACACACAGAAGGAACGCCGCATCATCGATGTTCTTGAGCCAGTGATGAACCAACACAGATTGGTCATGGATAAGAAGGTTATTCAGAGGGACTTCGATAGCTGTCAACACCTGCCCCCTGAGCAAGCCCTCAGGTATCAGCTGATGTACCAACTGACCCGTCTCACGGCTGACCGTGGGGCATTGACCAATGATGACCGTCTAGATGCCCTGGCTATGGCTTGCCAGTATTGGGTTGATGCGATGGCTCAGGACGTTGAGCAGCGCATGGGTGTGCGCAGAGAAGAGATGATGGTCTTAGAGTTGGACAGACTGAGAGCAGCAGCATCTATGGGTTACGCTGTTATTACGGGTCACCAAGGTCAGAAGACCAATCTTAGGTGGTGAGCATTAACATTTCAGCGAGAAGTTCACCCGATGCAGACAATGAGTTCTGTCTACTGATGAACTGCATTTCACGCCCATATTCCATGGCAGCAAAGAGTGAGTCCTCAGATGCTCTTTTTTGACAGTGGGCCAATACAGCTTCAAATTTTAAAAAGTCAGAATGGTCGGTCATGAAGTCAGTAAAGCACAACATTTTGTGCTACGCAAATTAAAATACACTATAAGTAGACCCTTGGGTCTGATGCCGCCGATGTCAAAACCCTTTATAAAATGACCAATTTCAAAGGTTGCACGTAAAAGGGTAATAGAAAGAATTTACCCTATAGGTTAACCCCAAGGTTATACCCAATTTTGTGGATAAAATAATGGCAAGGGCGGCATCAATCTATATATGAGCCTATAGTGTCAGCTAAAGAGGGCAGCTGGTTTAACCTATAGAGATAGGGGCGGATGACTAACACGCTGCGTTCACCCACAGCTGCTGGCCATCCTAGGACCAGCATTTACCTCCCAACAAACGCCAACCTCTCACGGAGAAGAAAAAGGCTATTAAAGCTCTCTCCAAGGCACTGGTGGTTCGACTGTTAGTAATTTCAAATATCCAAGACAAAAAAACGCCAGCCCCCCAATTTGAGTAGGCTGGCCAGTACACCCTGTAAGTGACCAGGGAAATTGGGTTACAGGATGATACCTCGGAGGTATGTTATGACGGTGTAAATGGTTTCATCGTGAGACAACTTTTTCTGTTGCTTCCGTGGCGTCAAAGAAGATGAACATTTGGCAACTGCACGATACACGGGCAGATTTCTATATTTCGCGAATAATTTAAGCGGAAAAATGTGAAAGGGTATATGTATATGGCCCGAGCGCAAATCCCCCCTCGGCCAACGCTGCCATCAGCCAAATTTTTAACCAGTTTACCGTCAAAATTACCGTTGAGGTAGGCGATATTCATAAAAATAAGGGTCTTAGTGGTCATATTTAACAGGTATTACAATTTTAATATGCCCAATCAGCTACTGCAGCCTTGCCTAATTCATTTTAGGGTTCTCTGTTGTTTTCAATCACCATCGGCAAACAAACATAAATTGACGATGTCAAACGGCCAATGAGATTTCTGCGCAAGAGCATTTAGCAGTCTTACAGCTGTCATCACAATTCGTGGACAGCGCAGTCTCCAAGACCTGCAATGTTGGTGAAGGCGTCAGCTATGATGATTTCAAAAACCTATACTTCGATGCGTGGAAAGCAGGATGCAAAGGCATAACCACCTTCCGTGCCGCAGGGAAACGATATGGGATTTTGAACGAGGTCAAAACTGAAGAGAAGTCAGCCGCTGAGGCCTGCTACATTGACCCGAACACTGGTCAGAAAAGCTGTGAGTAGTTATTCCCACCACTTGAGAAGCTCTTCTCCTCTGCATGAAATTTTTTGAAATGCGTCGATGGCGCTAGGTAGTGACCCATCGTAGATTTTTGTCATGCCTATCTGATAAAAAGCGCCACTTATCATTGTACGCTTTATATAAGTCCGATCCTCTTCGTTCAGATTTAGATAGATAGAGTTAAGGTTGTCCACTTCACCATGTAAAACTTCTAACGGTGCGCCTGCTGCAGCCTGAGAAAACAATGTGAAAGCGAGACCCCTACACAGTTCTCTAGTTCCCCCAGGAATTTTTTCTATCCTTTCGTCCAGCGTCTCAGCGTGCGCTGAGGTGCCAAAAGATAGCAAAAACAAAAGTACCATCAGGTTTCTCATCAACCCAACCTTTCAAACAATTTTTCAAACGAAACTAAGCTTGTCCTTTCATTAGGGCAAGTTTGTTTGCTGCACTTAAGCTTTTGGTCGGTTGGTCTCCCTCCGAGAAAAGCGATGAGCCGACTGCTCGTTAAACGAACAAATTCACACTATGGGTTAGGGGCTTGCGCGAGGGACTAAATACTGATTCACTCCCTCTTGTACGGAGAAAAGTGAAGTTTTAAGTTAAGAAAACAGCATTTCGACTTACTAAGAGACATCGGACTGTAACTCCCTCGCGGAGACGCACGCCTGGTTCGATTCCAGGGTCGCCCACCACTTTATCATAACAAATCTTGATAGCTTGCCATGCAGTTTACCAAAGAGATGGTGTAACGCCCCACAGGTCAACGCTGCGCGCCTTTGGGATTTGGGCTCTGCCAAACCTGCAAGTCGATGGGCGCAAGGGGGGAAAGCCCGAGGATGGCATCACTGAGCTTTTCAGCCAGCATAATCGTGGGCGCATTGGTGTTGCCATTGGTCACGAAGGGCATAATCGAAGCATCCACAACCCGCAGCCCAGACACCCCGTGCACCGTGCCTTGTGGATCCACAACCGCCAGCCG